CCAAATCTATACAATTTGATAACTTAGAGACGATTGACCTAAATACATTTAGTACTACAGTGTCATCCTCTACGGCACCTTCAAACCTACCTGAGGTTACTATACAACGAGAATCCAGTCCGTATGAAAATATGCAATCGTCCTCTACAGGGCCATCTATTTCATTAACCTCAGCTCCTCCACGAGACCTTGAACGAGAACGAACTGAGAAGATCGAATATTTGAATAAATTACAGCGTCTTGAATCAAAGGGGTTTCCTGTTTCAAAGCGATACACAATGGATAATACACTGGATGAAGTAAAACAGGAATTTACACGATTAGTGGATGCTCGTAACTTGGAGACAAGTTTGCGATTCCAGCGTCAAATGTTGATGGGAGCCATTACAGGAATGGAGTGGTTAAATAATAAATTTGATCCATTTGATATTAAACTCGAAGGATGGTCAGAATCTGTTCATACAAATGTTGAAGATTTTGATGAAATCTTTGAAGAACTCTATGATAAATACAAGGATCGTGGAAAGATGCCGCCTGAAATGCGTCTTCTTATGTCTATTGCAGGAAGTGGATTTATGTGTCACGTGAGTAACTCCTTTTTCCGCAGTAAGATGCCATCTATGGATGATGTTCTTCGTCAAAATCCGATGTTGGCAAAACAGATGGCACAGGCTGCTGCGGCATCGGCTGGACCTGGATTCGGTAATTTTATGGGAATGGCTATGAATGTACCTCCAATGAATGCGGCTCCAATGGATCCTCCTGGACCTACAGGCGCATTCTTTGGATCTTCAGGGAGAAGTGCACCCAATCCGAGTCCCGCAGCTCAGGCAGCGTCAGCACCACCTCAGCGTCGTGAGATGAAAGGTCCTTCAGGTGTAGATGATATTTTGAAGACCTTTGAGGAGGTACGACGCACTGAGCTGGAATCAATGGGACGTGCACCTCCACCAAATAATAGTCAACCCGCAACGATGGCAGCTGAACTTCAGAGTGTAGCTTCAGAGGATATGGCAAGTCAAGCAGAGTCAACCAGAACAGGAACACAGTCTGGACGTAGACGTGGGCGCAAGGCAGCACCTGTAGGCAATACATTACAAATGGATGTGTAATCCACTACTAATTCTTAATGGATTCAGAATCACTGAACTAATTAAGAAATATATTCATCTAAATACGATTTAAAAAAGCATAAGATTTACGTGTATATTCAAAATCTTCTTCTGTTTTCTTTTGAATAATAATACAATTTTGTACAAATGTTATAGATTGAATCATTGATCGTGTTTCTTTTGAAAAATAAGGAGCAAGTATTAATTCTTGTTCCTTTTTATTTAGTTCATTCATATAATACGAATTCACATCATCAGCTAGATATTTGAATAGTTCAATACAAGATTTAGGATGATGATATCCATATCGAGTTTCATATGAATAAATATATTCACGAACCCAATAGGATGTTTCAATATCTTCAATAATATAAACTCCACCTGGTTGTAAGAGTTTATTAAAAAAAAGATTAAAGGTTAAGACTTGATGTTCTGGAATATGTGATCCATCATCGTTTATAAAATAGATAGGTTCTCTATTTTGTAGGGATGTGCATACTAATTCTAACTGGTCAAATTGACTTTGATCACATTTAAAAACTTCATATCGATCACCTTTTACTTCAACATTAATATCAATACCATAAATCATAAAGTTTGGAAAATACTGTAACCAAAGATTTAATGAATTACATTCTTGAATGCCAATTTCAAGCATTCCTCCTTTTCGACTACGAAACCGCTCAATAAATTGAGGAAAAAATCGATGATATCCATGGCTAGTTATTTTATCAGTTCCTGCTTCTATTCCAAGTCTTTTAAAATCATCCATATTAAAGAATATAGTGGTATCTTTAGACTCTATATAGTTTTAGACCTTTATTCATCAATTAATACTGAACGACTAACTGCAATAAATCCTTTTACTCCTAGAGTTTGAATATACTCAGGTTTTACATGAAATTCTTCATAAAAAAGTGATTCTAAACTGTATACAGAATGTGAGTAAAAATCGTTACATTGTGAAAGTATACGTTTATATTCATCAAGAAGTACTAAAGGATATGAATATAGAACAGTGCTTACTTGTGTTCCATATAATTTAAACGTAGGATATGTAAGAGAATAATTAGATTCATTAAACTGTGGCGATAAATAATAACGACCTGATAATTTAAAAATTCTACGAAAAGGAAGATCAGGTATTATTTTAAGAAAATGTAAAATTTGTCGACATTCACCAAATCCTTTTTTAATAGATTCAGTTGCTTCAAGTACCCATTTATCATTTGAAACATCACAAAAATAATCAACCTTTAGTTTAAATGAATCAATCTCTTCTTGTGTAAGAATGGATGCTTCTATAAGAGCAATTTTAGCCGTTGGACATCGTTCTCTTATAGATTCAATTGATGTATATGTCTGCTCTAGTCGTTCAAGATCTGAATAACTACTACGTATATTCGTATAAGTCCATCCAATTGATTGATTTATATGAATAACACTTGTTATAATAAATAGATCCATACTATCTAATCAAAAATCTACTTTAGATCTGTGCAAACTTTGTCCACAGACCACGTAACACTTTTTGATATTGAGTATGAGTCTCATTGCCTTTTGTATCTGCAAGTTTAAAAGGCTTAGCTGATTCTTCCTGTTGTTTTGCCTGTTTTTCAGTTAATTTCTTCAAAATCTCTTGTTCTTCAGGAGATAAAATAGTGGTCTGTGTTTTACAAGTTCCACCATCATTTCCTCCTTTTCCAAATAAACACATACTGCTGTTTTCATTAAATAGATATCCAACAAATAAAATTACTAGAAGTGACAATGTTCCTGCAATAATGATATTTCGTGTAGCAACAAAGAAGATAACAAATATAATGAGACGACGAAACCATGGTTGTTGCATAAATTTCTCCTGTTCTTTTGATAATTCCATCGGTAAAAACCGACCTCCTAAATTTAAAAGAAAGATCGCTGCCGCAATTGTATAGGGTGATCCAGCAATATTAGAAACTAATTGATCAAATGGGCCTGAAGGACTTGCTTGATTCGGTGGTGGACCTCCGAAACTCATCTACTGGTAAAAGTCTAATTTAGATCTGTAATCTGTACTACGTGATCTGAATCATATTAACACAATACATCAAAACGGCAAGAGCTGTCATAAGTCCTACACGTGGACACCATTCTGCACCTAACCAAATAATGATAAGAAGTAATACTCTCCAAAGAGGTGATGACCAAAGTGCAACAATTGTTGAAGGATATGGTGTCCGGAGAGAAAGCCCTTCAAAGAGATTCCATCCAAATAAGAGTAATGTTAGAGTAAATCGTAAAATTCCATCTAGAATTCCGATGGGAACTAATGCTTCCCACTCCATCTATCTATCTAGAAGATCCTGTATCGGATGAACCTGCGCTAGACATTGAAGAAGATGAATTTGTTCGGTTATCGTAATCTGAATTTCTGCGAGTGATAATTTTATCAGCTGAGATGGCAATCGGAACTTCACCAAGAACCTTTTCAACAAACCAGCGTTGAGATGTTCCAATTATTTTTGTACTATTGAATTCATCTGAAACAGGTGAGATCATATTGAATCCTTCCTCTTCACCTTGTTTATTGAGACGAGCAATAAAGATAAGAGAGACTGTGGCAGCAAGAAGTCCTGTAGGCCAATCAACGACTGCCGTAATAATCAGTGGAATACAGTAAAAAAAGATCATTCCAATGACGGTATTTAAGAAGAGAATATCTTTCCGGGGACTCTTTTCAGCAAATGTACCTGCAACAATCAATCCAACGACAGTTAATAGTAATACTGGAAATGATAATGTTGAATGGGCATTTTTAACCCATCCATTTAGACTTGTATCCATTTGAGAAAATTGAATAGGTGCCACAGGCATTCTGTTTAGAGCCCCGCAATTATCAACAAGAGAAAAGACATCTTACCTCGTTAGAGGAGGGATGGAGTTTGCTTCCCTAAACGATGCTTTTCCAAGTTTTAAGAAAAAGAAATCAGAATCATCTTCCAATGAGGAGGGATTTCAACAGGGGTTACCTGATCCAGATCGCCCGGCAGTTCAACGTATGAATCCAGTTCCTTCGTTGCAAAATACAGTCGGTAAAGAAAACTTTTTTCAATTAAAGCCATCTTTAGCGGATACTATGAATGCCTTGCCCAAACCGAAGTCCGTAAATGCTCTAGAGAAAGCTACGACAGCGCCCAAGTTTTTTGGTGCTGAACCCTTTACAAATCCGGCTGAGGATACACAATCCTCATTTATTAATCACAGTGATAATCCCAATGCATATATGTTGGATGCTGATTTTACACAATCCTTTGAACAAAAAGGCTTTGGAAAATCAAGTAATGTGGCGTTACCCACACCCGAACTCCGGCATCGGTGGAAACCCTTATCGAGTGGTATTGAGACAGCCTTTGTTGAAACTCCTAAATCCAGCCAATTTAGCGGATTGGATCTAAATGAAATGGCGTCGATGAAATCTAAACTAGATAGTCTAATGGCTCGTTTAGATGATTTGGAATATAGACACGCAGGTACTAATCCACAGTTAGAGATGCTTGCATTTATTATGACAGGACTTTTCATTATTTTCGGATTAGATCTTGCCGTTCGAAAGTCATCAGGAATGCGACTCTTAAATGTCCGTTAAATGGATCTGTAAAATTCCCACTGTAGATCCTTGCAGATCTTCTCCCAGATCTTATCCTGGGCGTAGAGCTTGTCACGATTCTTCAGGAGAGGAAAACAATGTAAAAAGTCATCTAACATCAAGAGTTCACAGAGCTTATAAAGAACGTAAGAATACGATAAGAAATTAGATCGTTCTGCAGGACAATGTTTTTGAAATGACGGCTGAATCTCTTTAAAGAGATACCGCAGTTTTTCTTCAGTTTCACGATCCATTACGGGTGCAGTGTGTCCATTTAGACGACTAAGAATATGGGGAACATGTTCATAATATGAATTGAATTTGAGTTTTTTAAGAATCTCACGAATTTTTGTTCTGTTTAGTGACGATGCCTGAAGTTTTTCCTTCTGAATTTGGTGCTGAATTGCCTCAAAGACTTCTTCAGGAATCTCAGTACTTTCTTTGGCTTGAAATTGGGCTAACCATTCATTAAAATGATTGATACGCTTATAAGCATAATATGAGACTTCACGAGGAGGATCTTTATAACTAGGTTTATCGGAGTCCATTAAAATCAGTTTATGAAATCCACATTCGGGACACGAAATAGTTGCATCATTAACTGATACTTTCATATCTTCACCACAGCCATCGCACTGGAATGATGTATCATTTAGGGCGTGACTAGGACGATTATAATGAGGGTCCATTCGTTGTAGATATTGATCTAAGATTTGATCACGTCCGAGTGTTTCTTTATTTAATTCGCGAGTATGTTGAACAGAAGGAGGCGGAATTATGGATCCACTCATATCTTGTTTGTACGCATTTTCTAAGGCCTCAAAGACACTTCCGGGCCGAGCTCTTTCAGAAACTGAAATAATATTGTCGGCGCCCCGATTAATTCGATCTTGCATATCGTAGTATTGAAAAAGCAAATCACCTGTTTGAAGAAAGTAATCAAACATAGCATCTTTTTTATCAACTGCATTAATTTTATTCTGAAGTTCTTTGATTTCTTGTTCAGTACGATATCTTTGCATTTCTTCAGTTTCATCCTTTAATTTGTCGTAGAGTAGCGTTTGTTGTTCTTTCCAAATTGAGATCTGTTCACCGACATCCTTGATTTTAGACAAATAATGTTGATGAACAGTTTCTAGAGTGGTTCGGGCTTCAGGATTTGACCGCTTCGAAGGTCGTATTTTGAAGAAAGGGTCACTCATAGACAAGACTGCTAGAGGCTTCCTAGTGTGTGTCTTTAGCCCCAGTAATTACACAGGTTATTTGCGGGAAAAAGTATATAAATGATCTCCCGGTATAAATTCACATTTTTGCGATTTGCCAAAATTATTTTCTCTGGGAGGGGTATAATCAAATGACAGGTGGTGGTTTAATGCAGCTCGTCGCCTATGGTGCCCAGGACGTTTACCTTACTGGCAATCCTCAGATCACCTTCTTCAAGGTGGTCTACCGTCGCCACACTAACTTCGCGATGGAGTCCATCGAGAACCCATTTAACGGTTCTCCGGGCTTCGGTCGCAAGGTCACCTGCACAATCCAGCGCAACGGTGACTTGATCTACCGAATTTACTTACAGGCCACTCTCCCTGCAGTCACTCTCCAGACTGCTGACGGCTCAGGTGCCCAGTTCCGCTGGCTCAACTGGGTTGGTCACAACTTGGTCAAGAACGTCGAACTCGAAATCGGTGGTCAACGCATTGACAAGCACTATGGTGACTGGCTCCAGATCTGGAACGAGCTCACCCAGGAGCCTGGCAAGCAGGCCGGCTATGCTAAGATGGTTGGTAACATCCCTCAGCTCACCAACCTCCTCATCCAAGGCGGTGAGGACTGCGACAATGCTTGCGCAGGTGGCGAGCCTAACACCTCCAACGAGGCATTCAAGTGCGCCCCTGAGTACACTCTCTACATTCCTCTCCAGTTCTGGTTCAACCGCAACCCTGGTCTTGCGCTCCCTTTGATTGCCCTCCAGTACCACGAGGTCCGCATCAACCTCGAGTTCAACGACCTCCGAAACCTCTGCTGGGACATCTCTCCTCAGCTCTCCAACGTTCACACCATCCGTGACCGCGTTGCCTCTGCCGGCCTTGTTGCAGCATCTCTCTATGTTGACTACATCTACCTCGACACTGATGAGCGACGCAAGTTCGCCCAGGTCTCCCACGAGTATTTGATCGACGTCCTCCAGTTCACTGGCGGTGAGTCCATCACCTCCTCAAGCAACAAGCTCAAGCTCAACTTCAACCACCCTTG